ATATTAATGATTTTATCAAATATATAGGACGTAAACCTATTAGCGGTGATGTCATAGAGTTACCGCATTTACGTGATGATTTTGCCCTAAACAGTTTTGATTTTAGCTTGCCTAGATACTATGTTATTGAAGATGTAGGTCGTGCATCGGAAGGATTTAGTGTTACTTGGTATCCACATTTATATAGACTACGAATTAAGCGCATTACTGATAACCAGAAATTTGCCAGCATCTTTAACGAATCTGCTAAAGATGCTAACGGAGATCCTGTAGCCAATACAAGTCTACGCGATTTGTTAAGTATGTACAACACTGAATTAAATATCAACGATCAAGTGGTTGCACAAGCTGAAGCAGATGCTCCAAAAAGTGGTTACGAAACAAGACAATTTTATACACTAGCAGTTGATCCTACAAATGGTAAACCTGTTTTAACAACTGCGGACGAAACAGATATTCTAGCCAGTACAGTTGCACAAAATATCAATGCTAGTGCCACAGCAGGTGTACCACAACGTAGTGGATATACCGGTTATTTGTTAGGTGATGGTTATCCAGACAACGGATATGAATTTGGGTTTGGTATACAATTTCCGGCTAATCCGCAAAACGATGATTTTTTCCTACGCACAGATTTTATGCCTAACAGATTATTCCGTTTTGACGGGGTTGCAAATACATGGGTAGCTTATGAAGATAGTGTACGTATGAATATGACTAACAACGACACACGTAGTACATTAAAAACTGGATTTATCAATAATACAAATTATTTGTACAATGAAAAACTAGCCGCAGATGCGGTTAAATTAACGGCAAACGCTACTATTGTACAAACTCATGTACCATATACACTTGCTACTGCGGCCTATGTAGTATTGAAATATCAAACTACACAACTAGAATACGCACTAGCAGATAATCCAACTACCTTATATTCTAGTTACAACTACACTAATCCACAGACCAATGTTACTACAGCTTGTATACAGATTAATCTACCAATGATTCCTACTAATGTTACTGTAGTAGATGGTGCTGGTGCTTTCCAAAGTTTCCCACCAAGTACAACACAAATTGAAGATGGTGGATCTGCAGGGTCGGGTGTACCAGCAGTTGTACTAGACGACACAAACGGTCAAGAAGTTATACCCGCAACTGGTATTTGGACTGTAACATTCTATAACAACCGAGACGAACAACGTCAAAGTATCAGTAAAGTACTTAAACCTAGGGCAGATTTCTAATGCATATTTACAAATTTACACATTTCAAGGAGGTTACGGTTTAACACCGTAGTACTATTATTCAGTTCTTCTACGATGGTCAGATAAGACGATATATCACACAAGTTATTCGTGTATTCAGTAACTTTGTAGTTAGATACGGCGATGGTAGTTTACATCGCATACCAGTTATGTATGGTGATCCAGATCGTCAAGTGGCCAGCATCATACGTCAAAACAGTGAAAATGTTGTTAATAGTGTACCACGTATTGCAGTCTATGTTGAAAGCCTAAGTTTAGATCGTAGTCGCTTGGCTGACCAAACATTTGTAGATAAAGTACATATTAGAGAACGTGACATTAATGAAAACACTGGGTCTTACACGCAAGGACAAGGTCGTAATTATACAATTGAACGTTTAATGCCTACTCCTTTTGATCTTAAACTAAAAGTAGATATTTGGAGTTCAAGCACTGAACAAAAATTGCAAATACTTGAACAAATTTTAGTATTGTTTAATCCTAGTTTAGAATTACAAACCACCGACAACTATATCGACTGGACCAGTTTGACTGTGTTAGAATTAATGGATGTAAATTGGAGTAGTCGTACCGTGCCTGTGGGCAATGATAGCGGTAACGATATTGCTACACTAAAAGTTCAAACTCCTATATGGATTAATCCACCAGCTAAAGTAAAACATCTTGGAGTTATTACAAAAATTATTACAAGTGTATACGGCAGTGTGGAATCAAGCGGAACTTATATTGAAGGTCTAGGACAAGATCCATTAGGCGAAACATTAAGTTTTGGCGATTTGATTGACACCAATATTACTACTATTAGCAATTTTAAAATAGAAGTATATGCAAATAGCGTAACAGCTCTAGCAGATGGGGCTGGAGTCGATCCTAGCGAACCCACACTTGATCCTGCTCCTACAAGAGTAGGTAATACTGTAGATTGGAATCAAGTTTTTAGTGCTTATCCTGGAAAATATGTAGCAGGATCGAGTCAAATATTTCTAACACAGCCAGATGGCACTCAAGTTATTGGAACCATTGCTGTAAACAGTTTAGATAGTAGTCAATTGAGTGTTAATTGGAATCCAGACACATTAATTAGCAACACAGGAATTGATAGCGCTGGCATTCTACAAAATATGCCCGGTTACAATGTCGCTGTTAGTTATCGTCCTACTAGCCCTGGCACATTTGATGCTATTATTAATCCATTAACTTATGATCCATATCGTCCTACAGGTACAGAACAATCAGATCAAACTATCAGTGTAGGTCTACGTTTCTTGCTAGTTGAAGATATAGGCAATGCAAACAATGTTACACCTGCACATGCTTGGGGTAGTTTAGTGGCTTATGCTAATGACATTGTAGAGTGGACTGGTACTGCATGGCATGTAGTTTTTAATTCAAGCCAGTTTCCTGACACTATGGTATGGCAAACGAATACATACACTAGTGTTCAGTACATGTGGAACGGTGTCACATGGACTAAGAGTTTTGAAGGTGAGTACGATCAAGGATTATGGAGAATAGAATTGTAACAGAACAGATAGTGTGTAGCGGAGCATTGTTCTACGCTAAATCTACACGACGATTCTTACTGTTACAAAAAGCTCACGGTAAACATGAAGGTACTTGGGGCTTAGTTGGCGGTACTAACATACAAGGCGAAACTCCTTGGCAAGGTCTAGTTAGAGAAATCAACGAAGAAATTGGTCCTTGTCCTGAAATAATCAAAACAATTCCTCTTGAAACTTTTGTCAGCAACGACAAAGTGTTTAATTTTCACACCTACTTATGTGTAATAGATAAAGAATTTGTCCCTGAACTCAGTGACGAACATCAAGGATGGTCGTGGGCTACTATAGATCGCGCACCAAAACCTCTTCACCAAGGGTTGCGTAACAGCTTTAGCAGTAAAACTATTCGCACAAAACTACAGACAATATTTGATTTGGTAGATTTAATTTAAAGGATTATAATGACAGCATTTCCAACATACAATTGGTGGTTAAAAACAACTACTAACGAAACATACGCTTTTTTAAAAGAAGCGTTTACTCCTGAGGAGTGTGCTAAGATTATAGAAATTGGAGAAAATCCAGATACTGCAAGTGTAGGATCGCCATCTATTGCTGGTGGCAAAATTAATGATACTATTAGAAAATGTAGCCTAAACTGGATACGCAGTGACATTGAAGAAAACAAATGGATTTTTCAAAGATTGTCTGCTATTGTTCCAAAAATCAATGAACAATTTTTTAATTTTGATTTGGAATATTTTGAATCATTGCAGTTTACAAAATATGAAGCTAGCGAAGATGAAACAGCTACTGATGATTTTTATTCTAAACACATCGACATGTTGTACTCCGGAGTCACTACTAGAAAGTTAAGTTTTACAATCCAATTAAGCGATCCTGAAACTTATGAAGGCGGAGATTTGCGTATTCACTCAGGTAGCGAGCACACAATTCCTCGAGATCAAGGAACATTTACAGGGTTTCCGTCGTATATACTACATGAAGTAGAACCAGTAACTAAAGGAACACGTTACAGTCTTGTAGGTTGGGTTTGCGGAGCAAGATTCAAATGATTGATTTAAATTTCTTATTTCCTACAGTTGTAGGATCTGCTGAAAATGAAGATCCTACAGATTATTCTTCTCTGTTAGAATTGCCTACGGAAAAAACTATGTATGGTTTTGAAAGATCTAAAGATACTTACATACTTGATAATCATGCTCCTTTGTTACGTACATGGATACAAGAACAAGTAGATGACTATGCAAAAAGGGTATTGTGTATCAAACAAGAATTGCGTATCACACAAAGTTGGCTGATCATACATCGCTCTGGAAATCCGCAAAATATATTCATACACAAGCATCCTAACAGCATCATTTCGGGTGCGTATTATCTTGCGGCAGATGGAGCTGAAGGATTGAGATTTGATCGAAATGATACTACTACGTCACCTTATATAGAATGGGAATACGATCGAGAAACATTGCCTAACTCGCCGTGGGCATGGATTTGGCATCGTGTGGAAGCCAAGAAAAATAGACTACTATTATTTCCAAGCCAATTAACACACGGTGTCAACGGACCTCCTAGTGAAAATATCCGCTGTAGTCTAAGTTTTAACACTTGGTTTAAAGATAGTCGCTGGGGTTCTGACGAACTATTAGGCGAAGTAAAATATTAAAAGGAGAAAACTATGCAACCAGTACCATATGAATATCTGTTTGGAGTTGATGTCGCTATGCAAAAACTCCGCCCAGGAGCACATTTCCAAATAGAAGGTAATCGATTCACTATATGGAATGATCCAAATGGAACAGAACCGCCCACTTGGGAAGAAGTACAGGCCCAGATGGAAGCAGATCAAAAACGCTACGAAGAATATGTAGCTAATGGTATTCAGCTAGGCAATCAATGATTATAGAAAATTGGTTTGCTACACCAATATATTATTCAGTTGTCGAGCAACCAGCTCTTGATATCGTACAACAAGAGCTGGGTAATGCTTATGAAGATTTAAAAAACAAAAATCTTTTTAAATCTAGTGTTATAACTAAATCTCATAAACTAAGTGATCCAAGTTTTAGATCAAATTTAATAGAAGATTATACTACAATTACATTTCAGGAACAAATACACAATAATGTATTAAATTATATCAAGGCAATTAATCCAAATATTAAATCATTTGAATATAGAATACATTCAAGTTGGATGACTCTTAATGAATCGGGTAGTTATGCAGTAATGCATGACCATGGGAGTAGTGATATTTCAGGAGTATACTACTATAAGACCAACGAACAAGACGGTAATTTGTTTTTTCAAACACCTAACAAACTACTAAGCAGTAATTTTTTATTTAAATCAATTCCTTCTATTGTAGAATACACTCCTAAAGTTGGAAAGATAGTTTTATTTCCAGGATGGCTCAATCACGGAGTTCATACAAATACTACAGATAACGAACGTGTTAGTATCAGCTTCAATATAAAATTAATAGATTATAGATAACTTATACACAATATCATAAAAAAGCTCCCCAGGGGAGCTTTTTTTATAATGGTAAATCAGGTGGAACGTCCCAGTGTTGAAAAGTTACTGCTGTATCGTGCGGAGCTGGTTCCGGCGCACCCGGATTAGTATAAGGAACACCGGTATCTATTGTTTCGATTACATGTTCCAAATCCGCTTCCTCCGGAGTGATCAACCCATCTGCTAACGCTCTTTCTACCAATGCCGTAGGAGCTTCCCAAATTTCAGTTTCTCCTAAAAATTTACCGTTTATTGTTACTCTATGTTTCATAATGTCTCCTTAAGCAGTAAATGTATAGTATCCATTGGAATATGTTGTACCACCAGAATCAAGCGTTGCTGTAAATGTATGGATTGTGTTACCGCCCGAGCTAGTTACAACTCCGCCTAAAGCACGTTGAGTACCAGCATAGCTAACAATAACAATACCAGTTGCGCCTTGACCGCCGATTCCGTTTGGTCCACCACCGCCACCACCGCCACCTGATCCAGTACCGTTAACTGCGGCACCACCAATTGTTGGATTAGTACCAGCACCATTATACGCACCACCGTTAGTTGGTGTTCCGCTTGCGTTAGCACCACAACCTCCAGCACCGTAAATTACTGCACTTCCACTAATACTGTAACTTACGCCAGGCCCGCCATAACCTTGTCCAGTTGGACCGCTAGCACCACCAACAGCATAGCTTCCGCCAGCACCACCAGCTCCACCACCGCCGCCACCAGCATTTCCGCCGTCGCTATATGGTGCGTTACTAACACGGTTTTGACCTCCGGGATAACCTTGTCCGCTAACAGCTAGACCACCGTATTGTCGTAAATTGCCTTCAATCTGGCCGCCAGAGTATCCGGCGCCGCCGCCTGATCCGCCAGCACTACCGCCCATGCCGCCTGATCCGCCACCGCCTCCACCTACAGCAAAGATTGGTCCAAATTGACTTCCTCTACCATTTTGGCCTGGTATCGCTGTATTAACAGCAACTGGGCCGGCGCCTGTTCCGCCTGTTCCTACAACTACGTTGTAAGTATGTCCTGGATATAAATTGTATGATGCTTTGTAAACAACACCACCAGCTCCGCCACCACCTGCTTCGTAGCCATAAGCATTTCCAGCACCTCCACCACCACCACCAGCAACAACTAAAATGTTTGCTGTATAGCTTGTAGATGTGGCTGGAGGATCCCAACGAATGATAACACATCCGCTAGCACCATTGCCTCCATAACCTACTAAGTACGGTGATCCTCGATCTCCGCCAGCACCACCGCCACCGCCTCCGGTTCCAGGAACAGCATCTTGCCCGTGTGTATAACTTGATCCTTTGCCGCCGCCGCCTAGCCCGCCAAAGCCAGATGTGGCAGCATTGTTTGGTTGGGCGCCAGTACTACCGCCGCCACCGCCGCCGTAATATTTAAGTACACCTGTTATACCAAATTCTAATCCGTCGCCGCCTTTGCCGCCCCAAGATCCACTTTGATATGTTTGTCCTTGTACACTTGCGCCGCCGCCTCCGGCACTTGCATACGAACCTGCACTAGTACCATTTCCGCCACGAGATCCAAAACCAGTAGCTGTGCCGCCGTAAGGATTTTGTGTGCTATTAGCACCAACTGTTTGGCTGTATCCGCCGCCGCCACCAGATCCTCCAGTAACAGCCGCTTGATATGCTGATCCGTTCCAATACATTCCATAACCGCCACCAAGAGCAGTTAAACCAAATGCGGAACTATTACTACCTGATCCTGGTGCTGATCCACCGTTTTGTTGTATTCCACCGTAGCCAACTACAACAGGATAAGTTTTACCTGGAATAACTGTAATATTACTGTTGTATATGATACCGCCAGCACCACCACCGCCTCCGGCAATGTTATTTGGTGCGGCATTATGACCGCCAGCACCACCTCCAGCAACAATAAGAGCTTGCACACTGGTTACACCTGGCGGGCAAGTCCATACATCGCTACCATAAAATGCTTGACAACTGTCATCTGCTAGCGTTCTATATCTAACATAACAAACTCCACTTCCACCGCGGCCACCGTCACCAAAATTTCCACCTTGAGTGCCTCCGCCTCCGCCTCCGCCTCCGAAGCCGTCTATTCCTGGACTTCCATTGCCTAATGCTGAATCACCGCCTGTTCTGAAATTAGCCAATGAATAAAAGCCTGCTCCGATAGTTCCTGTACCATATCCGCCACCAAATCCACTTGAACCATTCCAAACGTTGTATGTGCCACCACCGCCACCGCCGGCATACGGTATAGGTAAGAAATTTATAGCATGACTAAGACCGCCGCCACCGTTGGCTGCGGCACCACCAGTTGCACTGCCGCCAGTACCACCAGCTCCACCGCCACCACCACTTAGCCATGGGTTAGCAATTTGTCCATTGCCGCCGGCATATCCTTGTCCGTAAACTCCGGGTGCTGGTGGACCTGATGTTCCTAGTGCTGGTTCGCCTGTAGTTCCGCCACCGCCGGATCCTCCTGCGCCAGAAAGTTGACGACTATATCCGCCACCTTTTCCTCCACCAATTGCTACTAAATTTCCAAAACGACTGTTTTCACCTTCAGTACCAATTTGATAGAAGTTAGGGATACCATGTCGAGCGCCCCAGCCGCCTTGTCCTACATAAACATTATAGCAAGTTCCAGCATAAACTGGGAAAGTATCGATGCTAATAACACCGCCGCCACCGCCTCCACTCATACCGGCTCCGGCAACACCATTAGCTCCACCTCCACCTCCACCAGCGACTAGTAGCAATTCTACTACACCGTTATACATTGGTGTGAATGTTCCTGGACCGTTGTAACTGTGTAGTCTATATCCGTTGATTGTTTCTACTTGTCCGCCAACAGCATAGTTTTTACGTGGATCATGTGTGCTCCAACCTAAACCATCCCAGTATTCTACTACGTTAAAGTCTGTATTAAAACGTGTCATACCAACAGTTGGTGTAGATTCATAAGCAATAATTACAACTCCTGAACCACCGTTACCGCCTGTATTTGGCACTCCGCCACCTTCACCACCATTACCTGTGTTGGCTGCACCGTTAGCGGCAGCACCTTGATTATCTGCATGAGCGGCACCACCTGCGGCATAAATTACTGGGAATCCAGTAATGTCAATACTCATACCAGCACCGCCTGGTATAACTCCTACTGAGTTGCTAATAGCAATTCCAGGTTTTCCAGGACCACCAGCACCTCCACCAGCACCGCCAGTTAATGCATTGCCGCCAATTCCACTACTTGTGTTTTGTATACTTTGGCCACCATCATGTCCTAATCCATATCCGTATGTACTTGCTTGTGTGCTAGTTCCAGCAACACCTGGAAGAGAATAACCGCTAGATCCGCCGCCAGATCCACCAGCACCGCCGGCTGTTCCTGTAGATCCGCCATTATAACTACCGCCACCTCCACCGCCTAAAGCGTTAAGTTGGTCAAATTGACTTGTACTACCATTACTTCCAGATGCGGTAGTAACTGAAGATCCTGCTCCTCCACCGCCTACAACTACAGTATAAGTATTTCCTGGAGTAACTGGATACATTGGACGATATACTAATCCGCCTGCTCCACCGCCACCTCCAACGTCATATCCACCACCTCCACCGCCACCTACAACTAATACTTTGATATTGTAAACGTTTGCTGGTGCTGTCCAACTAGTTGTGCCTACTGATGTAAATTGAACCACTGTGTTGTACAAGGGACGAATAATAACACAACCACTACCACCAAATCCACGACGAGGAGCGTAATTATTGTCTGAATTATAATTATTTCCACCACCACCACCGCCTGTGCCATTGGCTCCATCTGTTCCTGAACTGTACGGATTATAGTTAGGATATTGATCATATCCACCACCACCAGAACCGCCACCACCTATACCACCTTGGCCGTAGGGTTGGTCATTGTATTGCAATGCTCCACCGCCGCCGCCAGCAAAATATGTTGGAACTCCACTTATACTAAATGCTAGTCCAGCACCGCCTTGGCCGCCATACGAACCACTAGTGTAGTTACTATATCCGCCAGATCCGCCTGTTGTTGCTCCAAATCCAGTTTTACCTGCACTTCCAGCGCCACCTCCACCATGACCTGGATAATTAGGAGCGGCTCCGTTAGAAGTTAGTCCTCCTGCACCCGCATTTCCATAACCAGTACCGCCACCACTATTTCCCTGTGTGGCACTACCTCCTAAATATCCCGGGTTGGATACTGTTGAATCACGACTACCACCACCACCTGATCCACCGCTACCTCCATTGGCGCCGTAGTATCCACCATACCCGCCTCCTAGCGCAGTAATGCTATCAAACACACTGTTACCGCCAGCGGCGCCTGGACCACCGTTGGCGTTTTGTCCTAACGGATATCCTATAAAATTAGTAGTTGTACTTGTTGAATTAATTGGATAAAGTGTACCTGTACTATAATATCCGCCATAACTAGCTCCGCCGTTTCCAACTGTAACTGTATAACTGTTTCCCGGCACAACAGTATAGTTGCTATTATAAACAACTCCGCCGGCTCCACCACCGCCACCAGAGTGTTTACCGCCACCTCCACCGCCACCTACTACAAGTACACTGACAGCAGTTATACCTGGAGGACAAGTCCATGTTGTTGTACCAACACTGTTGAAAACAATAGCACCTGCTGGACGACTCTGAGTAGTACCTGCTGGTATCTGAATGTGGCTTGTTCCAGTTATTGTAGTATTCTTTAAAATTGACATGCTATTTCTTTCTCGCTATTATTGATTTATAAAATATCTTATGATTGCAATTCCGTTGCCGCCAGCAGATCCGTTATTACCTTGACATCCGCCTCCACCGCCACCACCAGTATTAGTTGATCCTGCAATACCAGTTGCTGGAAATAATGTTGTAGCTTGTGTTTGTCCGCCAGCACCACCGCCACCAATACCGCCATATCCACTAACTGCTGGCCAGCTTGGTCCAGCATTAGAACTAGATCCACCACCACCACCACCGGCAAAGAATTGCAAATATCCAGTCATAGTCGAAGCATAACCAGGACCTCCCCATGCACTTTGACTACTTATTAGTGTTAGGCTACCGGTATTTTGATTAAAACCAATTCCGCCACCACCACCACCACCACCGCCGACATAAGCAGTACGGCCGCCTTGGCCTCCATAATATCCTTGACCTTGATAACCAGAGTTTGCAGATACACTTGGATCAATAGCACTACCGCCACCTGATCCGCCAGCACATCCATTATCTGGATTGCCAGAGTCAGATCCGCCGCCACCACCTCCGTATGCTGTTAACACATCAAATGTTGTGTTGCCGCCGTTAAATCCTGCACCGTTAGAACTACCGCTTACGGGGGTCGACCCTGCAGAAGTACCATTTGATCCAGCCCCACCAGCGCCAATTGTAATAGCATAGTTAGTTCCAGGAGTAACTGGATAGTTTGGATGATAGATAACTCCACCACCTCCACCTCCACCTCCAAAACTATTACCTCCACCACCTCCACCACCAACAAGTAATATTTCTATATTAGAAACTTTTGCTGGGCAATGCCACATGGTTGCACCATTTGTACTATCGTAAGTAAATTGTTCTACTACAGGTATAGGATCATTTGGTGGAGCCGGATATCTGACAATAACAATACCCTTTCCTCCCGGACCACCGGGAGCACCCATATCGGTTCCAGGCCCAGGTTCTCCAGCACCACCGCCACCACTTCCTGTGTAATCTAAACCATTAAATCCTTGCACACCTGTAGGATAACCGCCAAAACTTCCGCCTGCTCCGCCACCACCGGCACCACCAGATCCGCCATTATTAGCTGAAGCAAATGCTCCTGCGCCGCCGCCAGCACCATAATATGCTATTGTACCGCTAATGCTATATGATATTCCTTGGCCACCAGCGCCGCCGTTTGTTCCGTTAGCTCCTGCACTGCCTGCGCCACCACCGCCACCTCCACGGTATATAGGCTGACCTAAACTATGTGATCCTCCAGGATTTCCTTGTAAACCATAAAATAATGGAACACCGCCTTCGAAAGAAGCATTAGCCGCACTTGGACCACCTTGCCAGCCACCGCCACCGCCGGAGCCGCCCCAACCTGCTGGGCCAGTTCCGTATGTACTAGTTATTGATTGAGAGCCTACTTCATTACCACTTCCACCGCCAAATCCTACCAACGGTCCAAAATAGCTATTGCTACCAGTGCTGCCTTTCATGTCAGAAGTAATGTTTGCTTGAATAGAACCTCGGCCGCCAAAGCCACCAAATCCAACTACTACGGGTATTGATACTCCTGCAGATACAGGAAAGTTTCTATAGAAGTTAACTCCGCCTCCGCCTCCGCCGCCTGATCCGCCGCCGTTACCCCAACCGCCGCCTCCGCCGCCTCCGCCACCAACGACTAGTACTTCAACGTTGCCGCCGTAAGCCGGTGTAAAATATTCTGGAGCATTACTTGTACCTTTTAAGAAATAATGAACTCTAAAGCCTTGTTGCCATGCTACCAGTCCGCCAGCCGCATTATTATAAGAAGATAATTGTGGTTGTGTTGTTTGTGGTGTCCATACATTTCCATCCCAGTACTCAAGTTTTTGTGAGTCTGAATTGATACGTGTCATACCTGCATAAATTGTACCAGTATAATAACGAAGGATCACAATACCACTTCCGCCGGCTCCGCCATTTCCAGAACCGCCGCCGCCACCACCGCCTGTATTTGGAACACCACTAGGTGCAGTTGTTGCGGCTGTTAAGTTTGTATTACTGCCGCTTGCGCCACCGCCAATACCACCCATACCCCAGTATGAACCTGTATTACTTGCGGCTCCACCACCGCCACCATACCACTGAACAGTTCCAGTAATACTATTTTTTATTCCGGGGCCGCCATAACCATAAACAGTTGAATTACTGGTCCAACCGTTGGCATTTGGATTAGCCGCAGTACCGGGACCACCAGGACCACCTGCTCCACCGCCACCGCTTGCACCTGAATAATCGTATGCTCCAGCAGTTACGTTAGCTGCCACTCCACCATCGCTTCCTTGACCTGTTGTTCCGCGAACAGCAGTACTAGCACCAGTCGAACTTCCGCCACCTGAACCGCCTGTATTACCTAAATAGTTATTGACACTCCAACTTCCGCCTGCACCACCGCCGACAGCAACTAATGTGTCAAATTGGCTTTGTCCGCCATTAGTACCAATTGTGTTAGGACTTCCAGCTGTTCCGCCATTTCCGCCAGCGCCAACAACAACCGTATAACTATTTCCAGCGGTAACTGCATAACTAGTGCTGTATATAACGCCACCAGCGCCACCACCACCACCAACATCAGAACCACCGCCACCACCACCGGCAACAACAAGTGCTTCAACTTGTGTTACACCTGTGGGTGCAGTCCAGCTGGTTGTACCAACTGTAGTAAATGATTGAACTACTAAACCGGGAGCAAAACTAATAATAACAATACCGCTACCGCCAGATCCAGCAGTAGCATTGGTATATGACCCGCCTCCACCGCCGCCAGTGTTTGGTAATCCGTTAAATCCAACTCCGTTAGTATAGTAATTGCCGTGTGTACTTCCATCGCCACCTCCGCCGGGGCCTCCGCGACCAGTTTGATAACTGTTATCGCGTGTGGCACCACCACCGCCGCCGCCGTAGAATGTTGGAACTCCGCTAACAGAATACAATGCACCAATTCCGCCGTTGCCGCCACTTTGGCTATAAGTTGGATCGCCAGGACCACCTGCTCCACCACCACCGCCACTTGCATATCCGCTTGCAGTATTATTGCCCTGACCACCAGCAAACCCTTGACCAGCTGGACTTGCTGATCCGCCGGCTATTGTGGATGTAGCACCTGATCCGCCGCCACCTGATCCACCAGAACCACCAGCACCACTGGCAGCTCCATAACCACCGCCGTATGCAGTGATAGCATCAAATACACTATTGTTGCCAACTGTTCCGTTTGCACCACCAGTGCCACCAGATCCGCCTGCACCTACTGTAACTGTATAACTTTGTCCAGGAGTAACCGTGTAATTTGAATTCCAAACTACACCGCCTGCGCCACCTCCGCCTCCGCCAGATCCTCCGCCGCCGCCTCCGCCGACTACTAGTACTTGAACACTAGTAACACCTGCGGGTGCAGTCCAACTTGTTGTACCAACTGTGGTAAACGATACTGGGCCTGTTAGTCGTTGAGCATTATTACCTACAGGCATCTGTAGGTATCCCACATCATTAATTGTTAACTGTTGAAATGTTGACATTTAGAATTTGTACCTTGGTTTAAGTGCCGCATAACTTGCGTAAATTTCGTCTGGATTAAGTGTTCTATTGTACACACGAGCAACAGCCATTTCACCTTTAAGGTACAAGCCGCCGCCTGGAAATCTCATTCCCAAATACAAATTATTACCACCTAGCAAACCGGCGCTGAACGAACCGGTACTGCTTGTCCCGCTTTCGCCTTTATATTGACGAGTAGAACTAGTACCGCTTGGTTCATTTCTATCCCCTGTTCCAGCAAGAACTCCATTTGTATATAGTCTTTCGTGCGGACCTTGTAGTGTCCAAGCGATAAAATACCATTGTCCTGGAACAAATTGTCCGTAATTTAAAGGACCGCTAATGCCTTCATCATAGTTTCCATATCCATTACTACCAGCAGTTGGAGCTCCGCGAGCAGTATATGTATGTGCGCCGCCGCCCGGATAAATTCCTAATTCATATTCTAAATAGTGTTTACCAAATAGTGCTTGACGTCCTGCAAAACCGATATCATTTTGATAGCTATCAATCTTAAACACACTGATTAATGTTATATTATAGTCCATTTGCAAACTGGTACTATTGAGAATTTGTCCGTAAGTACTGCCAGTTCCGTCAAAATATAATGATTGTCTAGCTGTTTGATAAGTTCCTTGTAGATATGCATTATTATTGTATCCACTTAGGTCAAATGCCACTGATGTAAAATCTAATGTATAAGTATTGGTATTTGCCGGAGTAGTTCCGTAGCTTTGTATATTATCTACAGTAAAAAATACTAAGTTAACTTCAAATCCGGTAGGATCTACCAGCATAATACGACTTACTTGAGGATGCTGTGTTGTTACTGCTGTGCCACATACATAGCGCCAGTATCTATGATTACCATAACTGCCGCCGCCGCCAGATCCTTGACTAATACCATGTACAGCATTATTACTCATTACACCAGTCCATGCTGTGGTCCAAGTGCTGTTATCATCGCTGTATTGTACTGTATAGTTAGCGGCATAAGTAGTACCATTTTGGTTAACACTATAAATTCTAGCATATTGAAATGTTCTACTGAAACTATAACTTCTAGTATCATAGCAATCGATATTAACTACTAGACCTGTTTGATCAACATTATCAAAACGCCATTTACTAGTTGTTCCTGCTACAGCCGGATGTGTATTTGTTACGGGTAAGAATGGTTCTATAGCATTAAAGTTGCTGTTGTAACGTAGCATTCCATTACTAGGAGTTGTGTAGCCGCTTGGTTGAGCATAACTTAATATCACACACCCACTGGCACCATTGCCAGCTCGATATGTTCCATTTACATACAAGTCAGCAGATGCGCCGCCACCGCCACCTGTGCCATATTGTGCATCAATTAATGGTGAAGCCACATAATTACCGCCAGTTTGTGAACTTACTCCATTTCCACCACCACCTGCGCCACCGCTCAAATCGCCAGCACGAGCTCCGCCGCCGCCACCTGCATAATATTTAGATACACCTGTAATACTGTACGCAAGACCTGCACCACCATATCCCGGATTTGTGCCTGCTGTGCCTGCTGTGCCTGCTGTGCCTGCACCACCACCACCACCACCAATCGTTTGATATGCTGAATTAGATAAACCGCCTGCATTACCAAATCCGCCAGAACCGCTACTAGGTTGAGTAGCACTTCCACCGCTACCTGCACTAGAAGAACCCGGGCCTTTCTGTGCTCCGCCACCGCCTGATCCGCCCGACCATCCGTTGCCGGCAGCGCCGCTATTTGAATATGCTCCACCACCTCCGCCACCTAATGCAGTAAGTGTAGCAAATGTACTATTAGTTCCACTACAAGCATTAAAAGGACCAGATTGACTATCGCCAAGCCAGCCCTGGCCGCCAAGGCCTACATATACGTTGTATGTATTTCCTGGAGTAACTGTGTAGTTTGAATTGTAAACAAGTCCGCCAGCGCCACCTCCGCCGCCCCAACGGCCTCCACCACCGCCACCGCCGACTACTAAGACTGCTACACTAGTAACGCCTGCTGGACAAGTCCACTGTGTTCCGCCTGGAGTATTAAAGTTAACTACAACTGTACCGGGACGTTGAATATCCACTCCAGCGGGTAACTTAAAATAACCAGTATCTAAGATCGTGGTATTTTTTAAAGTTGCCATAGTTTACTTTCTACCTTTAGTTTTTTTATTACCCTTTAGTTCATCAATTTCTGATTGAAGTGTTTTAATACACTCGATCAAATAAGCACTTACTTTGGTATAATGAATTCCGTAAGGTTTTCCTTTTTCATCTAAAGCTACTAAATCTGGAGCATGTTTATAAACTTCCTCAGCAATTAAACCAGCTTCGTGTTTTTTAGTATCTTTACGATCGTATGTAACACCTGTTAATTTTAATATTGATTCTAGTGCGCCAGCAATAGGATTAACATTTTCTTTAAATGCTATACTAGATGTTTCAACTAGACCAACAGTATACAATGTACCAGCAATACCAACACCGCCTTTGAACAAAGTACTTTGCCCAGTTGTAGCACTACTACCTTGTAGTGTATTGTTATTTGTCAATATACCACTAGTGTTTAAGTTAACACTGATAAAATTTCCTGTTTGAGGAGTAGTGCCGCCAATAGTAACGTTGTCAATAGTTCCCACTACACTAGTGGGTGCTACAGTTAAACCGCCTGTTGGGCTAATTGTTACAGCCGCTCCAGATGGGCTTAGTGTAATTGCATTACTAGTTGTAGCTGTAAGGCCACCACTTAATGTTACTAATCCACTAAATGCACCTGTTGTTGCATTTAAAGCGCCGCCAGCGGCACCTAATACTACATAGTTTACTCCGTCTGAACCTACTGATACAGTAGATCCTGCTGATAGTGATAAGTTAGCTGTTCCGCTTCCTCCAGATCCTTTAAATTGACCTGATGGAGTTGTTAGTGTTACAACGCCGGAGGTATTATTATAAAATGTCTGAGTCAGACCATAAAATAATGTCGGGTCCGGAATTGTAACAGTATACGGTGCTGTACCAGTGAACTCTGTCAACACACCCGAATTAGGTGTTGAAATTGTAGCTGTAGTCGTAATCGCTGTTAAGTTCGTCGCCGCTACGGTGTTATAACGTGCCATATTTTTATCTCTCTTATACTAATTATGATGTTGAAGTTTCAATGCCGTAAACAACTACGTTTACGCAACTACCAAGAGTACCTACACCAGCTGTTGCGGTACTGTTACTGGTATAACAAACAACTTGAGCTCCTGCACCAGCTACTAATCCAGTACGTTCAAACACACCGTTACCAATAATTGTTGTACCGTATTCGATATATTCGTTAGCGGCTGGTGTACTTGTTGTAGCAATAGCTAAACGTATTGTCACTGCGGTTGTTTGAGTGTTTGTAAAACTTACGTTGAACACTGCATAACTACCAACTGGTACAGTATATACTGTAGCAAGTGTTGTTGTAGATAAGCTATATGCTCCTAATCTTCCTGTTGCCATGTTTATTTCTCCAAAATTTTATGTTTATTTCTGTCCAAAGAATACAAGTGCAACGGGAGCCCCGTCGATGCCGCCTGTAAAATTCATCTTACTTGTTACCAAGATCTGGGATCCAGTTGTGTTAGATATTGTATTGTTTGCAATAAAAATCTGTCCTGCTGTTAATGTATTTACGTTCAAAGCACTCGATCCGCCACCTATCTGGGCTGTAATATAGCTCTTAATAGCTTTTTGTGTAGGCACAATATTATCGCTATTAGCTGTAAAGTACGGATCTGTACTAAATTGCGTAATTGTAGCATTTCCAACGCTCAAGCTGGTTAATGTCAAACTATTCAATCCGCTTAGGTTAAACGCACTAGCATTCAAACTAGCAGTACCAGTTGCTTGTTGTACTCCAAACAAGTTACCTACGTTGAAGTTACCGTCTTGGTCAGTACTTGTAAAGAACACGCGACCACCACCGTTAGATGAAGTTTGCTGACTTGCTACAGCACTTGCTGGATTAACGTTTGGATAGTTAGTTTGTGTTTGATTACCAGTACCAATATACAAGAAATCGTGTCCAGTTAAACGAACCTGACTGTATTTTAATCTTGTAGTCACCGATGTAGTATGAGCTGGAGCATAGTAAGTTGTTAATGCTGGGTTGATCTGGAACTGTGCTGTATAGTTTCCAGGAATACCTAACACGTTAGTTGTAGCAACCAACTTATACCAAGTATTTGCAATACTGCCAAACTGTACGTTAGCACCTGATGTTGGGATTGAGTATAATCCAGCAATATTAATATAAGTACTAGCTTGATAGATATCGCTGAAACCGTCACCTGCTACTGTAGCAGTGGCAGTAGTATTTGCACTACCTCTGTTAGTAAAACTTGGATTACTTAAAACTCCATCACCCATGCGCTGACGTGTGTTAGCATTAATAACGTGATTACTATCAATGATAGTAACTGTTGGTGCCGCACGATAAATCATGTTAGTTGGAGTACTAGTGGTCAATGTTACCGGAGTAGTACTGCCAGAAGTAAGCGATACTTGGAACGATGTATTAGCAATAATACTAGAACCAATGACATAGTAAACAGTATTAGTAGATAATCCACCAAATGCCGCACTAAATTCAACTTGTTGGTTGCTTGTTAAGTTGGTAGTATCGTCAACAGTAATAACGTTAGTACTTGTAGTAGTAGCAGTTACGTTACCTTTTGCATATCCGCTACCTGTTTCAATCATACGAATTTCTGTGACTACACCGCTGGCAACTTTTACACGACCTAATGGTGTTGCACCAGTACGTATACTTGCGGCTTGAGTTCCGCTAGTACTTGATACAGCAATCCATATTGGATTAAATCCTAAAGTAGCAGTGCTTGGATTACCAAATGCCAATGCTTTCCAGTTTGTACTAGATCCTGGCAATGTCTGTGCAGTCCAGTTAATACCGTCTGGGCTAGTTGCACCAACAGTACTTGCTGTGGCCACAGCAAAGAATAATCCTTCGCCATAACGTACAGTAGCCCATGTTTGAGCTGTTGTAGGTCCAGCACTAGCCGCTGTCCATGTTACACCTAAATCTTTACTGTATGCTACTGCACCAGTAGTTGATAATGCAACAAATCTTCCGTTACCGTATGCAATACTAGTCCATGTTGTTGAACTTGGTAATGTGCCGCCAGCAGTCCATGTAACACCGTTAGAACTTACTGTTGTAATATTGCCACCGCTGTTGATTGCAACAAAATAACCTGCACCATAAGTAACTGCTGAATAAGAACCTGCGCTTAACGCTGTTCCAGTTCTAGCTGTCCATGTAACGCCGTCATTACTTGAGTTAATGACACCAGTCGCTGATGCACCGCCAACTGCTACATACACGTTAGTACCACTGATTAATCCATAGGCAAGCGACTGCAAGTTGCTAGTGCTTAGTGACCCGCCAGCAGTCCATGTTGTACCTAAACTAGTAGGTGCTTGATAAGCACTATTAGTACTTGCACCGCTAATTGCAATAAATCTTGCTGTTGGATCTGCAATAGTTATTGTTGGAGCACCAGTATAACCATAACCTCCATACATAATTTGGCCGTTAATAGTAGCACTACCTAAAGTAATACTGCTTATTCCATAGTTAGTGAATGTTGGAGTGGCTGTTGCTAGTGTACCTACATAAGTTAATGTTATGTTTGTACCATTGGTAGCACTACCTGTGGTAAATGTTGGAGCAGTTGTACCAAATGTTGTTCCTGATCCACTAGCTTGGTAGTAGTTAAGCTGATTTGGTGTAACTCCAGTATTTAGATAAGAATAGTAATTACCAGCTGTTACCCCAGTGCCGCCACTTGTCCAGCTACTTGCACTAAATGGAGCCGCAACAGTTACAGTTGACGCACTATTATAGTTTTTACCCCAGTATGTTGGTGTAATACTAGCAACGCTAGAAGTTACAATTTGTACTGTTGGAGCAGTAGAATAACCGCTACCTGGTACTGTTACTGTAACACTAGCAATAGCACCATTAAATACGGTACATGTTGCTGTAGCTCCTGAGCCGCCGCTTGTTGGGATAAAGAAAATAGTTGGTGGTGTTGTATATCCAACGCCGCCGTTGTTAATAGTTACGCTAACAATTTGTGTTGCGTTTAAACCAGTACCTAACACTGCTGTTAAACTTGCACCAACACCACCTAAGCCGCCAATAATTGCAGTTGCTACTGCACCTTGGCCGCCACCATAGACTACATCAGTCCATGTTTGACTACTTGGTAATGCTCCACCAGCTGTCCAACTAGTACCATTTGTACTATAGCTTGTGGCTGTGCCGCCGCTTGCTACAGCTACAAAATTACCAGAACCATATGCGGCAGCTTGCCATGTAGCACTTGCACTTATAGTTCTTGCAGTACCTGTATAACCTGTTGGCATATAACTAATACGAGGTTCAATAATATAACCAGTTGTTAAATCTGGTATATTTGCTATAGTTGTACCTTGTACAACGTGATCCCAACCAGCGGCATACAATCCAGATGCTACGGTACCTGTCGAACTAGCAGTTGTTCCAGTAATAGGAACTGCTGTGCCGTTTGGTGTCATACTAACTGAGAATGAACTAGTTGATAAGTTTGCAGATATTACATAATATGTAACGTTTTGTGCAATACCGTTAAATGAACTATTAAATGTAACAATTTGTCCTGCTACTAGTGTATTTGTAGCTGTAATTAAATTGTTAGCAATAACTGTACCAGTTACAGTAATTGTTGTTGTAGTTGCAGTAGTAACAGTTACTCCAGTAGTTGCTGTAGAAGTTGTACCTAAACTAAACAATGTGCTGTTTGGTACTACTGCTGCCGCATAATATAATTGATTAGCTGTTAAACCACCAAGAGCAGTATTGATATAAAGCGGCATACCGTTATACAATGTAGTTGTGCTACTTGTAGTTAAAGTATTTTGTGTTCCAGTTACACTAACACCTGCGCCGTTTGTGGCTGCTTGACTTAATGTATAAGGTCCTGTTCCGCTAACGATATATGTACCGGCTGTGATACCTGTACCGGTAACAAACATACCTATAGTTAAACCACTACCGCTAGTTACAGTCAGTGTTGTAGTACTGCTAATTGTTGCTGTTACAGATGCTGTGGCATTAGTTGTTGCTGTTACACCAAGTGTAGTAAAACTATCTTTATACAACAATGCATTTTTTGTACCGTTTGAGTATGAAAGAATATTTGCATACTGCCCAACACCAGTACCAGCAGTAACTTGGATTCTCATTCCATTATATGCATTACTTACTGCAATATCAGTAGCGGCAATTGTAATATATCCAACTCCTCCACCTTGTGCTGTATTACTTTGTGTTACATAAAGTGTTCCGCCGACGCCAGTGCCATCATTTTTATCAATGATACGAGTTTCAAATACTGCGGAATCTCTGTATTCATCGCCAATTGCAGTTGCATTATAACCAGCTCCACTAATACTTGGAACGTTATTAGTATAATTGATACCGGCATTTTGATATTCAAATCGTAAAATCTGTGTAGTGCCATCGGTGACTACGTTAGTAATGTAAGCCTGGTTGGCACGATTATTTACAGTACCAGTAATTGCAGTTTCGTATGAATCTACACCTTCTGCAATAACACCGTATGTACCGTATGAACTGTTACCATTGGTAGCACGAATTTTTCCGCCTAATTCTGCCAAGTATCCACTATATCCATAGTAGTTAAACACTGAAACAAGTTCAGTTAGTGAATTAGAACCAGTACACCATACACCAATACCGTCTGAAAGAACAGTTGTATAATCGTTAGCAACGATACTTCTGTTTCCACCGCTGTGTAAGGCGCCATCAATCTTCATACCAGTACACGCTGTACCAAACATGGTAACGTTCTGAGCGTAACAAGAACGACTTGTGATCCATACGTTTGTATCGTTAGGGCCAAATCCTGGATCTAAGCTAGTATAAGCACCAGCAGTTGGACGCTTTGTTCCGTAAGCATTGGCCGCACCTAATGTGCCAGTCAATCCGCTTAATGTCATATTTCTTACACCAGTGCCGTTGCGTACATAGAACATGTCAGAAGTCAACGATCCAGATACAGCGTTATTATACAATACTGCACTACGCATTGATTTGTAGTTACCTGTAAAGTTTAAATCATAAACTAGTGCATTAATAAATGCTGTTGTATCTCTAATACATTTTGCAAGAGAATAATAATATCTTACAGTCAAACTACCTAATGTTGCATTAGTTAATGTAACTGGAGTGCTTGATCCTTGTGTTGCAGTAATTGTAAATGCAGTTGTACTCGAAACTGCTAATACATAATACTCTGTTGATACAACAATACCACTAGCACCAACTGTACCTGTAAATTGTACAGGATCTCCTGTTGTTAAATTATGAGCACTACTTGTATTAATTACATTACCGGTTGTTACACTTGCTACTGTACCACCGTAACTTACATTAGTATATGCGGCAGCTTCGTATGCTAAGAATGTTGTATTAGCACGAAGAATTTCTGCGCCTTGGATTGTAGTTTGTGTGTTATTATAAGTAACTGTTCCGTTTGTTTGAGGCACAACTCCAACGCTAGCAGTAGCAGTCATACTAGTTACAGTATTTGTGATAGTATATGCTGTTCCGCTTGCATAGCTGTTAGTAATAGTTAATGTAGTACCACTTGGAATTGTATTAACCCAGTATATATTGTTATTCCATAATCCGCCAGCGTTGTTAACTACCACGTTAAATGTAGTTGAACTAGTAGCTAGTGTAATTGCACTTCCACCAAATGTTGCGGCAATTGTGATTACACTTGCACTTGCTGATTGAACATAATAAATTTGATAAGGAATAATGTATGTTCCGCCAACAGTAAATGCTCCGTTAGTTGCAGTACCGTAGAAATAAACTTGCTGGCCAGCAACAATACCTAAACTTGCTACAGTAGCACCTAGTGTAATTGTATTACCGCTACTAGATGTTGCTGAAGCAGTTGTTGTAATATTCGCTGGCAATCCAGTAAATGCTACTGGCTGACCAACATACATGTTTGTTGTGCTGGTTACGGTTAGTACGTTTGTACTTGTTGTTGCAGTAGTTAATGTAGTTGAAATTACGCCAGTAATATTAGCAACAACATCGTTTAATACTTCTGATGCTTGTACTACACTACCGCTTGCGGCTATAGTTTTAGCTTTGTATCCGATAAATCCAATAGATCCAATTTCGGCAGTCAATTGGTTGCTAACAACAATTTGAGCAGATGCTATTGCTCTATAATAAGACATTGCGGCTTTTAAACTATTAAAGTTTGTACCTAATACCATGTCGTATGCTAGTGCAGTAACAATATAACCAGCATCTCGCGAGCAAGTTGCTGAATTGAAAGTTAATGATTGATAAAATTTCTGTACCCAGCTAACAGTATCAGCTTGGATTTCAGATTGTTTTCCGGTTAGTGCTGTATAAGCAGTTTGTAATCCACTAGATGCTAATGCAATTGATGCTGTTGGAGGAATTGCGGCTCCGCCTGTTCCGTTTGTTATCCAATCAATAATTTCTTGTATACGTGCTTGGGCAAACGTTGAAGCTCCAGCTGAACCAGCAGTACCAGTAGTAATTTGAGTTAATGTATTACCAGATTGTGGGGTAATTGCAGACTTAGTAATAATATTACCAATTTCAGTTTTTAAAAATGTATAAGCCGCGATGATTGCTGTTTTTTCTGTACTTGCAATATCTAGTACACTATAAGAAAAATATGCACTACCCGCAATCAACGATTGTGTATTACATCCGTAAGTCATATCATATTGTAATGCATCTAAAATATAACCAATATCGCGCTGACATGCGGCTACATTAATTGCTGAATATACACTTGGATAGTTAACGTTGATGTATGCTGAAACATCTGCTTTAATAAAAGCATAATTTTGTACAATTTGTGCTTTACCATCACCATAACCTACTAAGTATGTTGCATTATAGCCAGTTGGGTTAGTAAATGTAAATGATGGAACTTGACTTATTCCATTTGTTAAGATACTTTGCATTAACCCAACATTAGAAACAACTGATTGTACAGCCGCAGAGCTTCCAGTGTCGCCTGTTGGCAACGAGGTGACCTGGCTTGATACAAATCCTGCAACAGTTTGTGGGCCTGCTGTTGATCCACTAAAGCTAACACTGGTAGTTGTGCAAGCAGTAACAGTCCAAGCGCCATTAAATCCGTTTGGTGTAACTCCGCTTACTGTAATACTTTGTCCTACTACAAATGGTGCGCTTGTTTGTGTAGCAAATGTAATTGTTGAAGTACCGCCAGTACTACTTGCACCAGTGGTTGTTATTACTTGTGTATTACCAGTTGATCCAGCAATAGCAGTATTAGCCATTAGGTTTGTTAATAAACTTTTTGTTCTTAACAATGCATTAATAGATTTTGGTTTGTCGTTAACTAAATTACCAATAGCAGTTTGCGGTTGAACTACAGTACTACGTAATTCATCACCCACAATAGCTGTGTTTGCTGGAACAACAATTGGCAATACTTCATTATATGTACCTGTTTTAACACTAATTGTTGTATTAGGATTAATTGATGTAGGTACTCCTGTTGTATTGCCGGCTGTTAATGCGTTAACAATTATAGTTATTAAACTTTGTGCTGAAGTTGTTGTTCCAGTTTCAGCAGATAGTGTGGCATCAATAATTTGTTTTGCTTGGACTCCTGCACTTACACCATTTAATGTTTGGTAACTACTACTAGGAGCAGTATTTGCCAACACACTGGCAATAATTGTTGATAGATAATTTTGAGCGCCAATAAATTGTGTTACTTCATATTGAACTAATGTATTAATGAAAGAAGCACCGTTAGAAGTAAAGAACGCTAAAGTATTTGCTGTTGTTTTTTGTGTTCCGCCATGGCTTAAATCATATACAATACCATCTAATGTATAGCCAGTATCTCTTTGAATTTCAGTTGGCAACGATGTGTAATAAGCCGCTGTAGCAGTTCCAGTGCCGGCGGCAGTCAACGCTGTGCCGTTATATGTACTTGCTACTGTAAAACTTACGTTTGTACTAATTGCTTTAATATAATAAACTGTACTAGAAGTAAATGAACTTCCGCCTAATGTCAAACTACCAGTTTGAGCTGTAAATGTAATTGGCATACCTACATTTAAGCCGGCGGTACTTGCTGTTGTAAATGCACCAGCACTTGTTCCAGTTACACTTGCTTGATATGTGTAAGTAACATAGTTATAAACTTCTTTTAAGATAAATTGTTTATTCTTAGCTAGCAATGTAGAAGCATTTGGATTTAGATATCCGTCTTCAATTGTTTTTGCGGCATAGCGAATAGTTTTGAATGGTTTATCAATACTTAGTCCCTGACCGCTACCAGCCGCATCTGTGCCCGCAGGAGCCACATAAACAATATTGTTAATACTACCGTAGTAAGTCCACGCAGGAGTTGTACCACTGACACGTAATACTTGACCATCTGTACCAATTGGTAAACGTGTTGGGCCGTTGGCTCCGTAGTAAAATAAATCGCCTTGTGTTGTTAATACACTAGATTCAGCACCGCTTGCTAGTAAATTCCAATATGTTGCTGTTGTATCTGCATCTGGTCTATTTCCGCTTGTACCAACGTGTGCATTTACACAGATATAGCTATTGGCACCAAAATAAACTGTATCTCCTAGTACATAAACAGTACCAGAAACCCATGTTACAGCATACCCAGTATAGGTAATTCCACTTGCTTGAATAACGTTGCTAGAAACGTTAGTAACAGTAATAGTAATATCGTTAGCAGGACTTAATCCGCCTACGTTTGTTCCTAAAATTGTAATCTTATCATTTAAATTATAACCACTTCCGCCGCCGTTAACAGTTACAGTATAACCAGTGTTATTTGTAGTAACGTTAAATGTTGCTCCAGAACCAGTTCCGATAACGTTTGTTCCTGAACGGCTGGTATAAGTTGCATTTTGACTATTCCATCTAATACCAGAATTTAATCTTGACCAGTATGTACTGAATGGCGGTGTTGGATTTGTAGTACCAGCCATGCTAAGGTTAGTTGTGGTAGATAAACTAAATGGAGTAATGCTACCAGAAGTTGCAGTAATTGTAAATTGATAACTATTAACTGCTGGATTTAAAACATAGTAAGTTGTTCCACTAACAATATTACCGTTTGATCCATTAAAAGAAATTGGAAGATTGGCAATTAAGTTAGCTGTAGTTCCTGAAACAGTTCCGCCAGATGAACTAGCAGGACTTCCTGATAATGCATATTGTACTTGTGTTACACTTTGAGTTCCTGAAACGACAAATGTTCCGTTATAAGCAGAAACTCCAACGCCGCTTACTACAATAGTTTGACCTACTGCAAAAGGAATACTTGGTTGTGTTGCAAATGTTAATGTAGCAACATTACCAGAAACACTTGCACCGGTAATAACAATGCCGTTAGCCAATGTTATTACGTTTGTACTTGCAGTTGTAGCGATTGCATTGACTACTTGTGTTGTATTATCAAGAGTTGCTACGTAAGTATAGCCTCCTAATCGAACTACATGGCCAGTTTTATAAGATGTGGCACTAGCCCAATCACCTTGATAACTAAAACCGGTTGTAAATGGTTGCCAATAAGTTGTTGCTGTGCTTGGAACTTGTCCGCTACCGTTTAAAATAGATGTGTAAGTATTACCGCCATAGGTAACCATATCTCCAACTACATACGATGTACTAGAAGACCAAGAATTTAAAAATTCAAAACCATTTACAAATATACTAAATTTAGTACCATCTAATGTTGTTCCAGTTGATGTATGTTGTGTAGTACAAATGTATAAATCAGCACCATATTTTACAATGTCATTTAATTTATATCGAACACTACTACCACTCCACACGCCAGTATAATAAACTCCAGCATTAAATGTGTCCCACTTGCTTGAATCATTTTCAAGTCCTAGTGCAGTAGTGTTAGCACTCACGTGAGCCAAGTTACATACATAGGTATAACCGTTGTAACTTAATAAATCTTTTGCTTTGTATCGTGTGTTGGTAGTCCAACCAGCTGATATCCAATTAAATGTTGTAGAAAAAGTATCCCAACTAGATTGATTAGCTTCTAAACCTAGTTGGTTTGTACCACTAACAGTACCCATTGTGGTACCAGTTAGTGTTTGTGAAAGTGCATAGCTAACTGTAGTTGTTGTACAAGCAGTTACAGTAAACGAACCGTTAAATGCTGTTTGTGCTGAAAAACCAGCTACAGTAATAGTAGCACCTATCAAATAAGGTTGTACAGCTTGTGTAGCAAACGTAATAGTTGCAGTTGTGCCGTTAGCAGTTGCGGCAGTTGCAGTTATAGAAGCTGTTGCACTAATACTAGTATGTGCAGTATTAGCAACATACACAGTTCCGCCGTACTGAACAATATCTCCCAAATTATAAACGGTAGAATTTGCCCATGCCCCTTTCCACTGATTACCATCAGCAAACTTACTCCAATAGTTAGAAGCTAAATCTGTTGAAAATTGAGACGATGCTGTGTTGCTTACGATACAAATATAAGTTTTTCCACCGACTGTAACCACGTCATCTACAACATATGATGTGCTTGGTGCCCATGTACCTTGGTATACAAACTTAATTCTACCTAATTTATATTCTGCCATTTTTTATTCCTCTGATAATATTTATCTTAATTAAAAATATTGGATTTTAACTTGCTCCGGTACGTCTAACACCGTGTCTGACAAAGAAATCTAACGCTGCCATGTTCCCGTCAATTGTACTATTACCCGATACTCCTTGGAAATTTACCTTGTTTACCATTTTAACATTGGATCCTGCAATGCCTTGAGAAATAGTAGAAGCAATTTTATTTGCTCCTCCTACTAAAATAGTGCCCGCTGTAAGTTGACCTGTAGTTGTATTAGAGCCGCCCTGACTTAGTCTGCTAGTAATGTAAGATTTAATTGCTTTTTGCGTTGGAACAATAGCATCACTATTTGCAGTAAATGTAGCATCAGTACTAAATCCAGTAACAACAACACCAGAACCGCCCAACGCTACTCCTCCTAAACTTAATGTACTTAAACCAACAAGTCCAAATTGACTAGCACTTAAAGTAACAATACCGGTTGACTGCTGGACTCCAAATAATGAGCCAACTTTAAAGTTACCATCCTGGTCTGTGCTTGTATAAAATACTCTGCCAAAGTTTAATTCAACTGTTTGATTTTGTAACAGCGCATTATTGATACTAACACCGCTTGGATAACTTGTATTAGTAAAATTACCAGTACCTATGTACAAGAAATCGTGGTTGGTTAATCGTACTTGACTGTATTTTGTTCTAATTTGTATAGCAGTATTATTTGCTGGAGACAGTGCGGCAGTCATTGCTGGAGATATTTGCACGTTAGCTTGAATGTTAGGAGCTACTGTTCCATATATTGCTGTAGCACTTGTTACTTTATACACTGAACTAATACCAGTAATTGTCAAGTTATCACCCACAAGCGGTAATCTTGACAAATTGTTCATAATTATAGTATAACCAGTTTGATATGCATCTGCATATCCGTTACCAGTAATAGTAATTACTGTTGAAGTACTAGTATATCCAGATCCTCGAGAAATAAATGTTGGATTACCCAATGCCCCAGACCCTACGCGGGGAGATAAAGTAGCAAGTGTTGTAACGTTTGGATCCGTAACAGTTAATACTCCAGCCGCATAATTAGAACCTGGTTCCCAGTGTGTGATAGAAGTAATAACATTAGAGCTTATGCTTGCTCGACCTTTTGCTCTCACTCCGGCTAAAATGTATGTACCTGCTCCTGTACCAGACAATGTTGGAAATACACCAACACTTGAGCTAGATATAACACCGTAAGCCATACAACTATAAGACGCACTTGTTATACTTCTTATTTTCCAATCAAGTCCATTATCGGTAACATATCCTGTTGTACTTGTTGTTGGAATTGCTACAAATGTACCGTTACCGTAAGCAATTAAGTTGGCCGTTAATGTTATGTTTGAACTATACCATGTTATTCCATCAAAACTATACGCCGCAGTATTACTTGTACTAGATACAGCAACAAATCTACCGTTACCGTACGCGATGCTTGACCAAGTAGTCGAACTTGGCAATGTACTAGATGCCCAAGTTGTTCCGTTAGTACTGTATGCCGCTTGTGTGCCGCCACTTGATACTGCTACGAATCTTCCTGCACCATATGCCAGTCCAGTCCAAGTTGCATTAGGCAAACCGCTTCCGCTAGACCAGTTTGCACCAAAGTTTAAACTATATGCACTTGAAGTTGTTCCTGTAGCAATAGCTACAAATATACCGTTTCCATATGCAATATTACTCCAGCTAGTTCCAGACGGCATACTTGATGTTTTCCAACCAAGGCCATTATTTGCAGAATAAGCGGCTTGTGTGGTACCATTAGCTATAACAACCCAATAGTTATTACCATAAGCAACTCCGGTCCAGCTTGCACTACTAGGTAAACTAAAACTGGTCCATGTATTTCCGTCTAAACTTCTTGCGGCCAACGAACTTGCACTTGGAATTGCCATAAAGTATCCATTACCGTATGCCATTGATATCCAATTAGTGCCGCTAGTCAATGTGACCGATGATGCAGATATTGTCTGTGAATATGATGGATCGTTGTATGTTAATCTTGGTTCTATATAATATAAACTTGTAGAATCTAGCAATGCCGCACTTGGTGCCCCAGAGTTTACGTTATCCCAACCGACTGCTCCAAAATTCATAGAACCTGTAGCTGTAGTGGGTACAAACGGAGTATTACTAAACTGTGTTCCTGTTATAGTCATAGCATTATTGGCAGTATCAATAGTATTGATATAGTAAGTTGTGCCTGCTGTGATTCCGCCAAATAGCGGAGTTCCGAATGTAGCATTCATAGATCCAGATATATTATATCCCAATGTTGCTTGGAATTTTTTACTGGTACTAGTTCCAGTCATAGATCCGCTACCAACTGTACTGAGTAATACCGCCGTTGGACAAGTTTTAACAATTAAAGATCCAGTTGCTGTTGACAATGTAATTGCTGAACCACCAACTGTTGCACTTACTGTAAAATTAAAGCCGTCCTGAACAGCTAAGATATAGTATGTTGTTTCAGACACAATTCCGCCAAATGCACTACCAACAAAAACTATTGGATTATTAACAACAAATCCTGCTGTAGAACTTACTGTAATCAAGTTGGTTGTCACCGTGGTAGCTGAAGCAGTCACAGTGATAAGAGAACTAGCTACACTAAATGTAGTTGGATTAATAATGTTACTAATATAATATTTCAGTCCTGCTGTGACTCCTCCAAATACTGTTCCGGAGAAAACGATAGGATTCAGTGGAACCATTGTACCAGTAGAAGATACAGTATATCCGTTATTACCAGAGCTACTTGCAGTAGGAGTCACTGTTACTAAACTATTAGAAATTGTAAATGTAGCAGTATCAATAATATCGTTAATATAGTATGTTACACCTACTGAAATTCCGCCTAAAGCCGTGCCAGTAAATGATATTGATAAGTTTACAGACATGTTGCTAGTATTGCCAGACAAATAACCAGTGAATGTAGAATAATTCATGGTCATAGTGCCGGATCCTGCGGTCAACGGCCATACACTACCAGATGCTTGCGTTGACAATTGGATGTGTGTTCCGTCTACAACACTATAGATATAATATGTATAATTGGCTAACAAGTTAGTAAAACCTGTAGTAGTAAACAATACTGGCTGATTATAAGACAATGATGTAGTAGATGCTACTGTTAACTGATTGGTAACACCGCCAACTGCTTGCGTAACTGATTGTTGTCCTAAACTAGTTCCTGTAATGCTAACTGTATAATAGGTAGGAATAAATTGTATAGGCTGGTTAACATACATTGTACCAAAATTAACTGTGCCTAAATTAAATGCATTTGTTGATCCATTAGTTGCAATAACTTGAACAGAGTCAAATGATTCTTTTAAAATTTGTGCAATTTTAGTAGATGCATTATAGTATCCAATATATCCATACTGGCCAGCACCGGTACCACTATTAATAAACAATCTCATAGTGGTATAGTTTGCCGCAGTATTAACATCTGCCGCAGATAACTGTATGTAAGAAGTAGTTCCTGCTTGCGCATTATTACTTGCTGTTAAATATCCGCTACCGCCAGCACCTGAACCTGAGTCTATTGATCTTGTTTCAAAAATTGCTCCAGTTCTTATTTCGTCTGCTACAGTTATAGATCCCGATCCTGATCCAACTATTCCAAAATTAGCATAGGCAGTATATCGTGTATTAGTTGTTTCAAGATAGAAACTAGGAGTATAAGAAGAAGATGATATTTCAACACCGGCTCCGTAAACTATAGTATACTTTCCAGTAAGACCTGCATACCCCCTAGGATAAATTCTATATTGTAGTGTAGTATTCAATCCAGTAGTATCTTGGATTGCAAACCATATTCTATACCAGCCAGTAGTTGTAGACGGAATTTTTCCATATTGTACAGGAACGTATCCGCCATTAGCACTTGATGCTGTTACTGTATTTGTACTAAAGTTATAATTGATAGAACTTGTTACAGTACTTGATCCAGAAAATATTCCATACAAATCAATCGATGAAGCAGTTCCTAAATATACATTTAAACTAAGAGTATAGCTAGTTGTAGCCGCTGTTGGTATTGTACCTGCCGCAGTTACTCCGTTTGGAGTAGCAATAGCACTACCTGTTAAGTTAGAAACAGTTAATGTTAAATCGTTTATACCGGTTACACCACCAAGTGTTGCGCCTAAAATAGAAATTTGATTTCCAACAACATACCCGCTACCGCCTGATGCTACTGTTACTACATAGCTGGTATTTGTAACAGTTATATTAAATGTTGCGCCGGCACCCGATCCTGGGCCTGAGTTAGTACCGCTAATAGAAGTGTAGTATCCTCCGGCAGCTGGAATTGTTATGTTTTGATATATGTAACTACCGTCCGGGCCTGCTGTATTTCCAGTTAAAGACCATGCTTCAGTATATCCTGTAGGAGCAACTGCATTTTTTTGTATAGTTACATTATTGTCAGAACTCCATCCAGTATTAAATGTATTACTATAGTTTAATAAATTGGTAGTGGTTGAAAGATAATTGTTTCCAGAATTAGAATAATTAAATTTTACTAGCTGTGCGCTTGCACCTAAACTGCTTTGGACACTAGCTTGTACTTGAAGAGATCTATTAAAAATAACACCAGTACCTGGAGTTTCGTTCGTATCAAATCCTGTAGCAACACAACCATATGTACCATATGAGCTATTACCATTTGTTGCTCGCATACGTCCGCCAGCTTCTGCAAGATATCCTGCATAGTTATAATAAGAGAATACACTAACTAGTTCGGTAACTGCACCAGATCCGGTACACCATGCACCGACGCCATCGCTTAGTACTTGTGTAAAATCGTTTGCTACAATAGATTTGTTGCCACCGTTATGTAATGAACCATCAATCTTTACACCAATGCAACCTGTACCAAATGTTGTTACGTTTTGTACATAAGGACTTCGACGGAAAATCCACACGCTAGTATCAGTAGCACCATTACCAGGATCTAAACTAGTAAATGCACCACCGGTTGGACGAGATATCAAATATGCATCCGGTGCACTTAAGAATCCCAATAATCCAGTAAGAGTCATGTTTCTTAAACCAGAACCATTTCTCATATAGAACATATTTTTTACTGCATCGCCACCATATACAATTGCCGAAGTAGATGTAGTAGTCAATGTTAATGGAACGTTAGCAGGTGTAAACGATGCTACACTAAATTGTGTAGAAGTAATACTTGCACCGACAACATAATAAGTTGTACCTGCAGACAGGCCGCCAATTGATACACTAAATTGTACAGGAGTATTAGCAACCATACCAGCTGTGTTAGCAACTGTGATTAAATTAGTAACAGATGAAGTAGCTGTAGCAGTTGTATTAATAATTACGTTTGGTTGTACTACTGCACCTCTCAATTCATCGCCAACTAGTGCTACGTTTTCTGGAATTGAAATTGGTAGTGTTTCTGAATACGTTCCAGTCTTGACAAAAATAGTTGCAGTTTCCCCTGAATTTTGTGGAGGAATTGTTGCTGTATTTGCATTTGTTAAAGCGGTGGTAATTATACTCAACAGGCTAGCTACTAGTGTTTGGCCACCAGAGTCTACGATAATGCCGTTATTTGCAGAAAATCCTACTGGATTCGATACCACATTTAATGTTTGATAACTAGTAGCAGGAGGAGTATTAGATAATGCACTATTAATTAATGATAGTAACTGTGTTAATATTGGCAAATAGTACGGAATATCTGCGGCTACAGCAGAGTTAAAAAATGTGTTAGTACTTCCAAATGCAAAATAACTAAGAGCGGCCGCACAAGTTTGGCTGTTTCCACTTCTAGTAATATCATAAACTATTGCATCGATAATGTATCCTGCATCTCTAGGAGTCTTAGTTTGATCTACAACATAAGAACTTGTAAATGGACTAATGTTTTGTGCGGCTTGATAAATTGCCCATTGTGTTAGTTCTGCGGTAATCCAACTTTTATTTGATTTAATTAAAAAAGCTGTATTTTGATATTGTGTTCCTGCGCCAACTATGTTACATGCATACGCAATAGTTTTCCAAGGTTGGTCCCAAGTAGTTCCATAATCAGAACGATCAATACCGTTACTTGAAGACACATAGTATACTGAAGATACTGTATTAGTTTTCTGCCAAGCTGGTATGTTTGAATTTACACGTAAATTGTAACCTTGTGATCCCAATGCTACTGCGCTATATGCTCCGTTATTATATGTTAAAATATCCCCCGAAGAATTTAATGCATTCTTTCTAGCATGGGCAACATAAAAAGACCAGTATGTGCTAGTTGCGTCAAGATCAGGTCTGTTTAATGCAGTACTTGTATGGCTTTGCACACAGGTGTATGTAGTATTTTGCCAAACAACTAGATCGCCGATGCTGTATGCCGATGCCGATAACCAACGATTTTTCCAATTGTTACCTGGGGTTATTAGTGTCCAGTAAACATAGTTAACACCAACAAACGAAACTGATTGTCCGTTAGTTAATGAAGAATCAGGTGCATAATTTAAAGTTACTATATTAGGACTAGTTGTACTAACAACGCTTTGTCCTCTAGTAAAACCAGACCCAAGGACAATCATACCTGGAACAATACCAGCAGTTGATCCGTATGTAACAGTTATAGTATTTGACTGCGTAGCACTTGCTGACATAGTTACTGTGCTTGCAATAGAATTTAAACTAGCAATGGTTGTTCCGGTAGGAATACCAGTTCCAGATATACCTTGACCTACTGCTAAATTTGTAAAACTAGAAACACTAGTTAATATTGTTGGGTTCACAGTACTACTAGTAGTAGCTGTAAATGTTCCACCAACCACAAGAGTAGTTCCAGAACTTCCACTAGTATTAACAGTATTTGCAACACTAAATGCTGTTGGATCTGCTGGTACTAAAATTGTAAAGATTAATCCTGTTGGAGTTCCGGATGTAGTTACAACTGAAAATACAGGAGTAGATGCAGTTGCATTAGCATAGCTACTAGTTATTTGAATGCTAGTTGAACTATTAACTTTACCAATATAATAAACAGTGCCGGATGTGTAGCCAGTAAATCCACTTAATCCACTTAAGGTTCCTGTAACTGTTATAGCTTGTCCAACAAAATATGATCCGCTAGATACAGTTAATGTGCCTGCGCTATCTGCTATAACTACACTGGCGATAGTTGTTGTGGCAGTATCTTGGATTGCTTCGTATAAGTAACCGTTTTTACAAACAATGTCACCTACTTTGTAACCTACAGTGTTTGCCCAATCTGTTTTTAATTCATATCCTTGATCTAGTAGTGCCCAATCGGTAGCATCGGTACTAGGAACATTGTTTAAATTATTAGTAGTTTTGCTTGTATAGTTATATCCACCATAACTAACAGTATCGCCTGGTTGATAAGTAGCAACATTCGACCAAGTACCTGTAAACTCCATACCTGGCAACCATATGCTGAAATTACCAGCGGCAAATACACTACCAGATGTGTGATACGAGGTACACATGTATAAGTCTGGGCCAACTTTAACAATATCATTTAACTTGTATCTAACACTAGGAATCCATGCGCCTTTATAGTCAATTCCATTATCAACAACTGTCCAAAAAGATTGATTAGCTTCAAGTCCTGATGATACGGCTCCGGCGGATACGTGATTAGTGTTACAACGATAAACAATACCGCCGTATTTTACTACATCGCCAATTCCATAATTTGTAGAAGTGGCCCAAGATGTGTGCCAGTTATCAAATAGTGTCCAAGTAGTCCATTTTGTTCCGTCAAAGGTTGTGCTACTGGTATGAGGAGCTGTACAAACATAAATCGCTCCACCAAATGCAACCAAGTTACCTAAATAATAATATGTGCTTGGTAACCATCCGCCTGGAATCCAAGTTTTACCTTCAGCTATTAAACTCCAATAGCCCAATGTTGCGAAATCTGTATTAAAAACTCCAGATGTATGAGGAGCTAAACAGGCATAAACTTTACCGTTATATTGTGTTATAGAATCTCGAGAGTATGCAGTATTAGTAACCCATGCACCTACCCAAGTGAATCGTAATCTTCCAATTTTAAATTCTGCTGCCATGTTATTCTTTTCCTATTATGTTGCACTAACTATTTGAGCCGCTGTATATGTATACGGTTGATTAATTCTTACTACAAGTTCGCCTTGGCTGTCTATGTAATAATAACAATTTTTATTGTCCCAACGATATTGATCAAAATATAAATTAGGGTAAGGACGACTATGATCTGTTGCCAAGCGCCCGTCAAAAAAATCTACTCCATACTCAAAGTTTTCAAAATTTCCACTATTAGGGCCGGGAACATTCAGTGTTATTGTAGCAGTACTAGTTAGCTGATCTAATTTGTCAAAATATAATGTTCCGTCATCTGTTCTACGTAATCCATAAAAAAATCTAGGATTACCTTCTCCTAACAAATCATTTAAATTATATTCGTTACCAACATAATATGTCATAATATTATCCTTAACTTATTTCAACGTAGCTTAAAACCATATCAATACTTGAAGCGGTATTAGATGTAACAATTACATTAGTACTAGATCCTAATACCAATCTTTCGCCACCATTGATTAATCTTACACTGGTATTTGGTGGTACTACAACGTTTTGTACAAAGTATGCAGTAGTACTTGCTACAGTATCTTGAAGTTGTACGCTGATTAAAATAATACTCGATGTAACATTAGTAAAGCTGAGACCAATTACAGTTGTAGTAGCACTAGCATTAGTTGTTAATACAGTTGTAGGACTTGTTCCTAAATTGTTAGCTAATTTATTTTTAAATACTGTTGACATTATTTTATCCTAAAGCAAGTGCTGTTTCCACACCAATATCTTGTGCTGTGGCGCTAGTTACACCAACACTAGTACCTGCAACACTAGTCCATGTTGTTCCATTGTATACTTCAACTAGTCCTAAATCAGTATTAAAACGAATCATACCAGCTTCTTCGTATGCAATAGCTGGACGAGCCGCTGTATTTCCTACTGGAATTACTAATCCATATGTTCCTGCAATTTTAACATAGCCTGCACCAACTCCAGTCATTGCTACTGGACTTCCAGAACTACCCACTGTTTGGCTAATACTTACCAAATAAGTACCAATTCCACCACCGCCTGTTAATGTAGAATTAGTGTCTGAAGCCGCGGTAATTACTGTATTTGTCGTAGTACCACTTGTTATATATACGCCTTTAGTTAGCGTACCTGACACAACTGAAGTAACTGTCATAATAATGCTAGTAGCAGTTGTGACAGTAGCAGTTTGACTTTGATTAACTGTCCAGCTTAGTCCTGATCCGCTAACAATATAAGTACCAGCGGCTACTGTTCCACCACTTAACAACATACCAGCGGCAACAGTTGCTCCTGAGCTAGATGCAAAAGTTAGTGTAGTTCCTGAAATAACACCAGTTACTAAGGTAGCTGGAATTCCTGCAGGTGCTATATAAGCTGAAAAACTATAAGTTGGTTCTGTAAATTGTGTAATGCTGTTAGCTACAGTATTAGTAATTGCGTTGTTATAGAATCTAAAATTACCAAATACAACACCGCCTGTTCCAGTTGTAGTAAAATTAATATCTGCGTTTGTTCCTGAGCTGGCAATGGTATTTCCGCTAATTGTTAAGTTAGGACTACCAGTTGTAGACAAGCTAGGAGTTGTAAAATTAGTTACGTTAAAGTTCGTAGCATTAGCAGTTTGAACCCAAATATTGTTCCATTGTAAACTGCTAGAACCTAAATTATAAGTGTTAGTAACACTAGGCAAAATATTACTGTTTACTTCGCCTGTAAATGTAATTGTGTCGCTAGTTGCGGCACCAAGTTGAATATTACCATCGGCAGTAATAGTTCCAGTAGCATGTAAGTTACCAGTAATTAATACATTTGAATTTAAATTAATAGCACCAGTACCATTAGCTTGTAAGGTAATATTACCGTTTGTATTGGTGCTACTTAAAATATTTCCAGTTAGACTTAAATTGCCAACATTAACTAGTGCTGACAAAACTGTAGCATTAGATCCGTTTGGTGTTAGATTAATTGTGCTGTTAGAACTACTAATAGTGTTTCCATTAATAGTAAAAGTTCCTAACTGAGCTTGTGTAGTTGCGTATAAATTTGTAGAGCGTGTTGTACCATTAACATCCAGGTCGTAAGCGGGCAATGCTGTATTAATGCCCACGCGGCTGTCAACAACATCTAGATAAAGTAGGCTCGTCTCGAAGGCTAAATTTACCCCGTTACGAAGCAAATTATCCTTTAAGAGCGGACCCGAAATTCGACCAACAGCCATCTACGCTCCTTTATACCCCGTGTTTCACGGTTAACCTAGTTTGGATTGCTCCGCATCTCTTTCGAGCTCTTTGTCGGTTTACCACAGTTGAATATCGTAAAACCTTGGTCAGATTTTACAGTAATAGTATTTAGCTTATTTGGTTTTTACGGGTTGATTACCCTAAGATTACATCCCATGCCCACATGACGTCTTGGACTTGGTCTGATGATAGTACAGCTGAATTACCGCCAACTGGTATCCATTGATCGCCATAATAAATTTCTCCATAGCCAATTGTACTGTTATAACGTGTAGCACCTTGCTGTGGTTGGTAGGGACGGTTGTTGCTAGTTCCTGCTGGTATAATTAATCCGTTAGCACCGGAAAATTTAACATAACCGTATCCAGTGCTGTTTAAAGTAAATGCACTATTAGTGTTGTTGGTTATACTACTACCCGATATAGGCAATAAATTCCCGTTAATTTTAACTTGGCCGGTGACGGTAGTTGTAAAATTAATATCATAATTAGAATCTGTAAAAGAATTGCCAGAAATTGTGAAATTTCCAATAGTAGATGTCGTACTACTAATAGATCCACTGGTTCCACTGGAAACTGCATTTAATGTAGTTGCATAAAAATTCAACCATTCTAAACTACTGCTACCTAGATCATACAAATAACTTGGCTGATAATATGGCGCCGCTGGGTTAGTGTATAAAGTTGTGCCATCTTGGGCTAGTAGTATTTGACCATCTTGTGTATAGTAAGGCAAACTAACAGGAGTTATTAGTGTTGTTGGAACATTTGGTAATAGATCACTGTTTAGTTCTGCAACAAAAGTAATACGTTCTGATGCATTTGTTCCAAAAGTAATGTTACCGTCCCAAGTAATATTTCCTGTAGCATGTAAGTTAGCATTTACAGTTACTTGTACGCTTCCATTATCATTTGCAAGATTTATTTGCCCGGTACCGTTAGGACTAATATTAATAGGATCATTAGTAACGGTAGTGGTTAAATTATTAGAATAAAAATATAAACTATTTGTGCTCAGTCCCGGAGTAACAATCGTTGGATTACTAGCTTGATTTGGACTAAGAGTAATTCCACCAGTTAAATGTTGTATTGTATGACCAGATACAGTAAAATTGCCAATATTTGCAACTGTACCTATGAGATTAATGGTGTTTAAAGTACTAGAACCTACACCGTTATTGTTTTTTGTAGTGCCAATAGTTAAGGCACTACTACTACCTAAACTGTTAATACCTATATAATTATTGTTTACATCGAGGTAAAGTAAACTGTTGTCAAACGCAAGGTTTTGACCGTTACGTTTGAGATTATCTGCTAGTAACGGGCCACTAATTCTACCTAGTTCGCGCCCCATAGTCTAGGCCCGCCTTAACTATCAAAGCCTAATAAGGCTACGACAACTTTGCCATAAGGTACTGGTGTACTAAAATTCAAATAGTATCCGCTACCGCTAGCACTAGCTTGTGTAATAGTAACTGCTGTGTTAACTGGTACTGTACTTGTGGTAGTGGCATTGTTGATTGTAATGCTGACTAACGAATCTGTATTAGGATCAGTTACATAACTTTGTACAGTTGTTGAACCAGGAATATTAGTTCCTGTTACCGTTGCGCCAACTAGATTAACTGTTGGATATACTGCTCCAACGCTGTCAATTTCTCCACCGTTTACATAAGTTCCAGTGGTTGTGTTAGCAAAACTAACACTTCCTGTAGTACTTCCTGTGACTGTAAATGTTCCATTATATCCATTTGGATTTATTCCAGTAACGCTAATTTGTGATCCAACAGCGAATGGAACTGCTGTTTTGGCTGTGAATGTTAGTGTAGCTGTAGTACCATTGCCACTAGCACCAGTAACAAATAAACTGGTATTAAAGTACAAAGTTGTAGTTCCGCTAGCATAGGCAACACTATTTTTTGGTGTATAAGTTTCTGCTGGCAGTGTTGGATTTTGTACAACTGTATAGTTTATACCGCTAACTTGAATTACGTTTTCTACAATTACTAGAACGTTTTGTGCGCCAATTGTTGTGTTGTTAGCATTATTACTTGGATTGTAATAAGTGCTGTTTAGCGGACCAAAATAGGTATTTGAGCTATCTCCCGCACCTAAATTTTGTTGAATAATTGTACCTTGCTCAACAAATCTTAACGCTCTCCAGCGTCCAGCGGAATAAATTTCTACTTGACCTCCAGTGACTGCATCTGTATTGTAGCGCATCATTCCGCTTGTTGGACTACCGGGACGTGACGCAGAATTTCCTACAGGAAGTACTAGGCTTCCGTTACCTGTAGGAGCAATATAGACATTGGCATTTGCCACATCTGAATATACAGTTGTGTCATTTGCTGTTCTACGATTGATGTTTTGTCGTTTTAAATATCTCATTATACTGGTAGTGTACTTAAGGTCATTGAAAGTGTGCTTGCGGCGCCTGCCACAGCTATGATAGTATCATTTGCACTTAAAACTAGTTTTTCTTGATCTAAACTTACCGTTTCTCCTGCTGGCACTGGCAATTGATATATTATCATGTTTGTATTACTGGCTGTGCCAACACTGCCTCCACTATTAGGAACAGCATACACTGTTATAGTTGTATTAGTTCCACTAGTATAATTACAAATAATCATGCTAGTAATAGCATTACCTGTTTGACTGCCAGAAACTGTGCTGGTATAAACTGTTGTGTTGGTGTTGCCAATAAGTGATGATGTTAATGCCATGTTTGTTCCTTATAATAAAATGCTCAATAGCACAGCTCTATTTCTACTTATCAACTCATCTGGTGTTTGATTATTGCTGTTGGTAAAGAATATTCCAGATTTGCCTGGACCATTAGTAGCACTTGAATAAATCTTGCTTGTTCCTACAGAATAACTTGGTGTAGCACTTTGATTGTCAAGATTTAAAACAGCATTAACTTCTACAGTTCCATTAGTAGCTGTAATAATTAAATTATTTGAACTAGTGTTTGTAATAGTATTTAATTGTGCGCCCGAGCCGCCACCGATTCGAACGTACCCGGTAGTTAATCCGTTAGTATCTAGTGTACTAATGGTAGTTTGTGCTATTTGAAATACTATGTTTGTATTGTTTGCTTCAATAGAACTGCTGGCATTTGAGATGGTAGTTCCGTTTGTTGCTGGGTATATAACCCTGTCTACAAGAGCAACACCTTGAGTAGGACTACCTGGAACATAGTTACTAGCAATATAAGTTGACACCCATTTTTTAGTAACTAAATCATTATCATCCAACACATTTAGATAATAGTTGCTACTGTTAGCAACACGTAAAGTAATATTACTGTTTAGTAAATCAAAACTTAAATTGCCTACACCGTCTGTTACGATAGTTCTTAACTGTATTGCGTTAAGCGTACCATTAGCTGTTCTTGCACTCCAAGTTCCTGATACATTGCTTGAACTTGTTGCATCATAATGAGTCAATTGCTCATTAAAAATAAATTGGGCGGCACTGTAATTGCCGCGTTCTACTTCTATACCTGATGTATAATTATTACCTGCACTGATACCATTGCCTGTTTGGCCATAGTTCAATTGAATTATATTATCAGTTACTTGTGTGTTTGTGCTTTCTATATAAGTCAAAGCACCTTGTACATCAAGATCGCCAATAACTAAAACTTTCCCGTTGGTGGCTTGTGTATCCAAAATGATGTTGCCGCCAGTTTGTACCTGTAGCCTATAATCACCGTTACTGACTTTAACTATTCTTGACATTTAGAATCCTGTTGGGGGACCTAAGTCCCCCATTATTGATTAACCGTTATCGATCTTAACTGAAGTGTTTAGCACTGCTGAACCAAATGTCCAGTTAACTACTGATCCACTTGTAAACTGTGTACCAGTATTAGCTGTAACACGGCAACGACGGTTAGTAATCTTAGTTACCCAGTATGTACCACCAGCTGAGTCAACAGCATTGATAGCCATTTGACCTGCTGTAGTTGGAAGAGCGGCAATTAACTTGCAATAAGCTGTACCGTCTTGATTCTCAATTTTAAAACGTTGATAGTTTTCTTGTTTGATAATAGTTGAATCTTGACGTAGTGTTGATCCAACTGTGATAGCTTGTGCAAGCATAGCTGGATAACGACCTGAATAACCAGTAGTTACTTCAGAAGCTACAACTGCTGTTACAACACCGCCTGAACCAGTACCGCCAGTTACAGCTACAGTCAAGTACTGACTACCGACACCTGTTGTACTAGTAATTGAAGCTGTTGTAGTTGTTGAAACTACAGTGCTTGTAAAGAAGTTTGCATAGCTTGACGCTAAACTAATTTGACTTGTTGCGGCATTAACTGCAACTACAAAGTAAGTACCTGCGGCATAACCTGCACTTGAAGCACCTGAACCTGTAATTGTAAATGCTTGACTTGGAACTAGACCATCTACTGTACTTACAGTTAATGTACCACCAGTTGTTAATGTTAAACCAGTTACTGTACCAGCTGTTGTTACAACTGCTGTTGATGGTAAAGCTGTTGCGCTGGTTAATGATGACAATGTAACAGTTGAAGTACCATTAGTTGCAGTAACAATATAGTTGTTACCTGTTGTATAACCTGTCCAAGTTGTACCACTGATAGAACCAGTTGCTGTTAGAATTTGTCCTACCCAGAATGTACCAGCGGCTTGTGCTGTACCAAAAGTAAAGTTACCACTTGTACCAACTGTGATAGTACCTAAACTTGTACCAGTTGCACCATAACCAGCGCCTGCTGTTGCGGCAGTAATGTTTACAGTTCCAGTTGATCCAACAAGATATCCGTTACCAGCTTGTGTAACTGATACGTTGTTAATGCCCCATTGACCTACAGCAATAGTATTACCTGCACCGCTTGATAATGAACCAGTTGCGGCTAATGCTGATGTAGTAATAGTTCCTGTGCTACCGCTTAGATATACTGCGCTAGTAATTGCACCAGCTACTGTACCAATTGTAACTGCACCGTTACTGATTGCTGTTGAACCGCCAGTAAATGTAATTGCTGTACCAGCAATAGCGTTAGCATAGCTAGATGCTAGTGTTACTGTTGTTGAACTTGAAGTTGTTGCGGCAACATAATATGTTGTACTTGCGGCTAAACCTGATGTAGTTGTAATCGAAGCGCCAGTAATAAAACTAGTACCTTGAATATAACTACCACTTGTAACTGTTACTGCTGTACCGTTAGTAGCAGTAATTGTGTTACCACTTACTGTTGCTAGTGTTGGAGTAAATTTAATACCAGTTGTTGCTTGTGTAATTACATCAGTTGCTAGATAAGCTACTGTTGCTGTACCAGCTACTGTAATTTGACCAGATACTGGTGAAAAATATGGAGTACCTGTTGCACGAGTTGCACCTTCACCAGTCATCAATGGAACTGAAAATAACAATGTTGGAGTTGCAGTATATGTACCTGCTGTTCCTACTGTTGCACTTGCTATGCTTGCTCCGCCTAAATCAGCATCGCCTGCTGTGTTTGCGGCACCTAAATTGCCGTCTGCGCCGCGGTTACGTGCGCCTAAATATTTTTTGTTTAATGGACGTCCCATTTGTTTTCTCCTTAAGTGACGTTCTAGGTCAATACGCAGTGGGTAACTGCATAAACTTGCCCAATGCAAGCTGACAATGTATTTATGCGTAAGTGATTCTTAAGGCCGCTTGAGAGATATAAGCCAAATCGCTATGCGGATATATTATATTACTTTTAAAACTTACTACAATACCAAAAGTTGGATCAGCTATATTGGCCGCTGTAAGCCCAGTAGTACCCCATAAATCACTACGACCTCCATAGACATTTAAATCTCCAACTGGCGTTAATGGCACATCATTAGGGCCACCTCCTGTGTACATGTTGCTTTGCACAGGATTAATTGTACTAGCATAGTTGTTGCCAATAAGATTACCGTTTAATGTTAGTTGTATTAACAAATCTTCAATACGTGCGGCACGGCGAATGTTTAATGAAAATTCTATACCAACAGGAGTTTGTCCAGTATTAGGAAACTTATATCCAGTACACCACAGTTGGCTTGTGTTAGATAAAAATGTTTCCATCCACAAACCACTAATTGTATATAAAGGTTTTTTAGTAATTGCTTCAACATTCTCAACAATAGTAGTAGGATTAAATTTCCAATCAATACTAGGAATACCTGTTATATTATTAGGAATAGTTACATTAGAAATAGTAGTTGGATTAAGAAACAAGGTTTGTGTCATCATATATTTACCCAAACAAAAAGGCTTCCGAAGAAGCCTTTTATTTTATTACATAAACCTCTTAGGTTATCAAATTAACTGAACTTAACGTTAGCTGAAGTGATAGCAACTAGACCTAAATAGTCAGCGGCGTTACCTAGAGAAGATGCAGTATTTGACAACTCAACATAACCATAACGTGTCATGAATGATACGACTGGTTCAAATGTTGATGGGTCAAGAACAACACCACTGCTCATCAATGGAATGTATGGGCAATAGAATGCTGGAGCATCTGATTCGCTTGATCCTTTGTATCCGATTAGGATTGAAGAAGAATCTTGAGCATAGCTGTTTACATAAATCTTCATAGCACCGTTCAATGTACCAACGAACTTAGTGTTTGTTGGAGCTTCGAATGTACCTTCTGTTGTACGAGCAAATGCGCTAGTAGTAGCAGATTGAAGAATTGTCAATGCAAATGGGCTAACAACAGCGTAGTTACCTGCGCCACGACGTGTACGTTGAGCGATCAAGTTGCTTACGCGATTGATCTGAACTGCCAATGCGGCATGCTCGTCACCAACGAATGTTGCTGTACCAGAAACAGCTGACTGGTCATAAGTTTGTGTAGCTGAACCAGCTAGACTTGTTAATGACGCAATGATTTCTTGGTCGATTTCAGCAGTGATTTCTTGTGCTAGAGCAGCCATTACTTCTGCTTCAACGTCAATACCTTGCTGAGCTTGTGCATCCTGAGCTGATTCAAATGTCCAACGAGCTGACAATTTACGTGTCTTCGCTTCAACAGTTTGTTTCAAGATTTGGATGCTCATTCTGTTACCTGCTACACCTTCTAGTGTTGCTGTTGAAGCTGCCTTAGCGGCTGCATCGTTAGCATTACCAGAATATGAAGCCGCAATCTTGAATGGGCTTAGTGCTTCTTCACCAGCTAGTACGTTAGCACCTGCTGAAGTATCACTATAACGCACACGTAGAGTGTGGATTTGACCGACTGGGCCAGTCATTGGTTGTACACCAACTAACTCGTTAGCAATAACGGTTGGCATAACACGACGAATCACCGGTAGAATTACGCGGTTTAATGTTGCAACGTTACCAGCAGAAGTAGCACCAGCAGTTGGAGATTCCATCAAATACTTGCGAGTATTTTCTAGGGTCACACCCATTACTGATTTTTTAGTGCCTTGTAAGCCTTCTAATAGGGCTTCCTTAGTTTCTGCCCAACGTCCGTTTAATAGTTCTGACATTTAAATTTCTCCTTAAAATTTTAGTCCGGCAAGTCTGCGAATGTCAACGATATTGCTATCGGCATTTGACTCACTGCTATTTTGGTTGTTGGAAATCTTATTTCCGGTTATTTCTTTAGCCTCTACTAGTGCCTGTTTCTTCTGCGGAGCTTTACCACCAGCAAGAACTGATGGGAGATACTTTTCAAAACTTTCGTTTAGTTTAGTAGTCTTAACGCTCTCCATTAACTCGCTCATGATTTCACGTTGTTCACTGTTAAGTGGACTTAGTAACTCACTCATGATTTCTTTTCTTTCTGTAGCTTCTTTCAAAGCACGGATTTCAGCTTCTTTACTTTCTAGGATCTGCTCTGCTTTAACTACCGCTTGAGCGGCTTCTTGCATTGCTTGGTCTTTCAAGTCTATGACTTTGAGTAATTTAGATGTTTCCGATTTTTCATTTAGGTAGCTGCCTTGATACTCTGCGGCAAACGCCTCGAATAACTTGCGGCCAAAGTCTGCACGACGAGCGGCTTCGATGTCTTCTTTCAATGTCTTCATCTCAGAACGTAGTCCTTGACTTACAACACCTTCAACCATCTTAGCGGCACGAGTTACAA